CCACCGTTAGCGATCAAAGTATCAGTTATTGTAGATATAGTTGCCTTCTTAATATTACCTGAATCACTAGTATCCGATATCATTATAGCGTCATCTGACGCTGCCGTGACCGTACTATTACCTGTGATTAAAGTTTTATCTACTGCCTGATTTCCTATTGTATTTCTTGACATATATTATCCTTATGATATCGTTGCCCCTATACTTGATATTGGGATCCATTTACTACCATCATAAATTAAGGTTACACTTTCACCAACAGCATCCCATACGATTGATGTAGATACCGCAGTTGTATTTAAGTTACCATTTGCCGCTGTCATTGTAGCAGCATTACCTGCTGTATTCATTGTAATAATTTTCATTTGACCAGCAAAAGAACCAGTTGCTAATGTTAAAGCAGAAGTACCTCCACTTGTATTTAAAAAGGTAACTAATCTATCTTTATTTACAGCGTCTGTTCCAGAACCATCACCTGAAACTGTTTCTGAGGATACAATTATCGAAGTGCTTGATAATTGTTGTCCTAAAAATATAATATGGTGCGTTTGACTTGATGAAGGTGCCGCTGAAAAAGTTATATTTGCACCTGCACTATCAATCGTATATGCAGTACCTGGTACTAACACAGCACCGTTTGAAACTACTAATAACATATTAGGATCACCTACATTAAAGTTTAAAGCAAAAGAAGTTGTACTATTATCACCTGTGATAACTTGTTTCTCTAATGCCCCATATTGAGGTTCTCTTCCTATGTATGAACTAAATGGCATATTTTATTTCCTATCCTGCACTTATCTTTAAATATGTTTGGCCAGAAATATTACCTCTGTATAATCTACCTTTAACTCCCGGATCAGAGTTTGGTAAACTATCAAAGTCTATTGTAATACCTGTACCACCAGTTGAAGGTGTTAATTGACCGGTCACATTTGCCGCAGGTAAACTTGTTAAACTTGCACCTGAACCACTAAATGTAGTTGCAGTTGCTGTACCTGTAATGTTAACACCGCCGGTTACAGTTGTTAATTTAGCGTCATTATCAAAGTGTAAAGAGACGCCGCTATTTTCAGTAGCAACAATCATATTTTCAGTTCCAGCAGGATTTTGTACTCTAAAAGTATCAGTTAATAATTTTAATGAACCTGTGCTGGCATCCGCAATATATGAATCTGAACCATCGTGATAAATTTGTAAATCACCACCGGTAGCATTCCCTAATTCTATCTTAATATTATCACCAAGTATTAAATCACCAGTCATAGTACCACCAGCAGTTGCAAGTTTACTATCTAATTGTGTTTGTATTGCACTGGTCACACCATCAACATAGTTTAATTCAGTTGTCGATACAGTTGCACCATCTAAAATCTCTAATTCTGCCTCGTTAATATCAGCACTACCGATTACGATACCACTAACTTCAAGTTTCCCAGCAGCGATTGTTAAATCACCAGTAGAGGCACCAGTTGCAGTTGTAGTACCTACGATAAATCTATCATTAGACTCATCCCAAGCAATTATTGCATTATCACCAGTTGATCCTCTTTCAATAACAATACCACAGTCATTCGCATTTGAAGATGAACCAGTATTTAATTCTAACATATTATCACTAACAGTTGTATTTGTTGTTGCTACAGTAGTTGTAGTACCGTTAACAATTAAGTTGCCTGATAGTGTTAAGTTTACACCGGTTGCAGTACCAGTTAATGCTGGACTAGCAAGAGGTGCCTTTGTAGCAAGTTGAGTTGCAACTGAATCAGAACCAATACTTGCAAGAGTATTTAATTCGTTTGTAGAGATTGTAGCGCCGTCTAAAATTTCTAATTCTGTCTCGTTAATTTCAGCAGAACCAATTGTGAAACCTGCAGCGGTTACAGTACCAGAAACAGTTTGTGATCCTGTAAGAGCAAGAGTTGAACCATCAAAAGTTAAATTACTCTCTGCATTGATTGAACCAGTTGTACCTGTGTCTGTAAGAATTCTATTATTCGCACTATTTGAAACAGTATTACCTAGTGTAGATACTAATGCCTTTTTCAATGAAGTTTGGTTAGCGTCATAAATTAAAACATGGTCGGCACCAACAGCAGTTACCTCAGTTTGACCTGTGATCATTTCAGCATTTAACTGACTACTACCTACTGAACTAGCGTCTGGTATAACTCGAGCGGTTTCTCTATCTCTATTGATGATAACAATATTGTTTGTGCCACTAGGTGGGGCGGATGTAAAGGTTACTCGTCTAGGGTTACCTGAACCGTCATTACCTACCGTATAAGCAACAGTAGGTTCTTGCCATACATCTTCAACATATACATTCAACGAATTAAATCCGCCTGAAGGTATATCAAAAGTCAGGTCGAAGTTTACTGAACTTCCGTCGCCACTAAATCTATCTTTAGTTGCTACGGGAGCAAAACTTCTAGCCGGTGATGGTCCTGTATAATTACCCATTAATTATCCTTTATTACGAGTTAACATCTTCAAGAATTGAAAGCACAGCGTCAACACTACTAGCGTTTGAAGCATATACTTTTACTACATCATTCTGTTCTGCCACTATTTTTTGTCCTGATATAACTTTTAAAGTTGAACCAGCAGGTATCGGTACATTCTTAATTAAATGAATATCTGAACTTCCACCGTGAGACAATATAGCGGTTACAGTTTGAGAAGCATTAGAGGTATTACAGCAGTCTAACTCAATTAATACACTAGTTTTTGAACTTGGTACAGTATATAATGTAGAGGGAGACCCTGAACTACCGCTCATTCCTGAAACATAACCTTTTTTAAAATCATTTGCCATATGTTATTCCTATTTATTATCCTAAAGCAATCGCCATAGCGATTGAAAATCCTGTTGTTGCGATATTAGAACCAGCAAGATCAGCAGCGGTGACACCTGTTGTTAACATTGTACCTGACTGATCAGGTAGTGTTATTGTTCTATCTGCCGTTGGGTTTGCAACGACTAAACTAGTTTCGTGTGCGTCAACACCGGTTCCTTCAAATATTACACTAGTACCGAGATATAAACTTCTCCACGATTTAGTGTCAGCACCTAAGTCAAAACCATTATGAGTATTAGGTAAAATACTTGAGTTTACATCAGCATTAAATGTAATATTGTCAGTATCAGCGTCACCCATTGTGATATTACCTGTTGCAGTAATATTACCTGTGACCCCTAAACCAGTAGAGGTTACTGATACAATTCCTGTACCACCAACACTTATATCCACTTGATCAGCAGCGCCAAAGAATATACCAGTGTTTGTATCACCAGTATTTGTGATTGAAGGTGCTGAAGCAGAACCGTCTGGGAAACTTGCGATACCTGTAATTACAGGATTTGCTGAAGTTGCACTATTACTATTTAGGGCAACAACCGCCTCAACAATATCACTTGCGGATGCGATCATTCCTGAAGCGCCGGTTATACTTGCAATTTCACCTACATCTACTGCTAATTCATTGAACTCGACTCTAAACTCTTCTAGAGTATTTGATGTGGTTACATTTCTATCTGCCATTGTTATCTACCATTTTATTTAGTAAGTTTTTTATCTCTTTAAAATCTTCTCTTAATTCATTTACTTCTCTAACTAATCCTCTAACTGTTTCTCTTTCTACTTTTCTTGTAGAGACTTTTCTCATATAAACTTCGTAACCGTCTTTATCTTTATTTACTATTGCAGTAGATTTTGTATCTCTCACTAAATTTTCATAACCTTCTACTTTTAATTCACTCATTAGACAGCCAATGCAATACCTCTCAAGTCTTTTATTCTTGGCACAATCGCACTATTTGTACCAGTTAGAACTACTTTAAGTTGAAACGAAGTAAATCCACTTAGGTCTGAAGCACTAAATTTATATTCTTTAAATGTAGCGTCATCTTCAGCGTCAACAACATTAGTATCTTCAGCACCAGTTGAATTAAATGGTGTGAATCCTATATCTTGTAATCTTCTAGTTTCTTCACCACCAGTTGTTCTAAAAAATACTTTCATATCAGAACCAGTTTGTATATTCGCACTAATACGAATATCTAAAGCAGTTGAGTTATTATCTAGAACTATTGGTTTAGTTAAATATTTTGCCTCAGCACTTGTTTGATTTGCATTTGTTTCAGCAACAAAATCAGGTGTAGTGCCACTTGCAGGATTATTTATTCTATTTTTGGTTACAAACACACTCATTGATTCTGTATCAATAACTGGTGATAAATTGTTTGCGGAAGTATCCATAGTAATTATTGTCATAAATGACTTATTACCACTCATCTCATTTGTTTCATTTATACTCGAAGCAATAACTTGAGGTGCATTAAATAAAATATTTTCACCTATACTAACTGCCTCAGCATTAGTTGCTGATGTTAAAGTATAAGATGTTTGAGAACCTTCTATTGATGTACCAGTTGTTGTTCTTACTTTAGTTGTAATTGCTGTGCCAGGAACAGTCATTGTAGGAATGAATAGTTGACATTGATCTAGATGTCTGTTTTGTGTTGCAACAACGGAAGAACCACCAGCATTACTAGTTGCGTTTGCATTTGTAGAAACTGTTATATCATAAGTATCGTGTGTGATATTTGAGATACTTGTATGTGTTGTATTAAATTCACTTGCAGGTATATTATTAAGTGTAGAACCTACGCCAGAGATGGTAACATTTGCATTTGTGCTATGCATACCGTGGTTAGGATGTGATACTCTTACAACATTTGAACTATTAGTTGTTTTAAATGGATTTGCCGCTAATGTTCTTGAACTAACAGCGTCATTAACTAGAGTAACCGATCCTGTTGTTGAAGTTTCAAACTCAGCACGATTAATTTTAAATTTTAAATCTTGTTCTTGACTTGCAGTCCAAGTAGATCCGTTTTGTGATTTAAATAATACACCAGTTGATGGTTGTTTAGAAACTAATCTACCACTTGATAATGCTTTCTTACCAGTCTCAGCAACATAAACTGTATAGTCAGTTGTATTTGCTAGAAGAACTATTGCATACTCTGTATCTTCAGGTAAGTAAATAGGTGCGTCAAAAGTAAATTTAGTTGCAGTCTCACCAGTTGTTGATGTATTTACTGAACCAGGATTTAATGTTTTAGTTGCGAGTGGTACAACTCTACTTGAAGGATACCCATTAACTACTGGTCTTATTTCACAACATACAGGTATGTTAGATGATTTACTTGCAAAATATACCTCTACTGAGGTCACAAACATACCACCTTCTAAATCGGTCATAAATGTTTGTGCGAGAGGATCTCTACCTCGCCTATTAGGTCTTGGTCGCATTCCGTCTCTATCTCTTCTACCAATATCCCCTAGTTGTACTCTTCGTGTTTGTGTATTTGTTCTAGATGATACCCTATCTTCATTTACTGTATCTCTTCTTATCTGTGCCTCTCTAGTTGCTATAATTAATTCTTGTTTTGTTTCTATGATACCTGAAGCAGTATATGTCGCCTCACCACTTGTTGAAATAAGAGAGTCATCATTTGAATTAGTTGAACTTGATGTTAACTTAAATACTCTTTCACCTGTTCGCCATCTAGGGTTTGAATTTACTTTAGGATCAGGTATTGCAAAAGTTCCTGATACAGTACCATTGGCGTCTGTAATCAAAGAACCACCAAGTGAACCTCCGTTAGGGGTCACATAGGCAGTTGCTGCCACATTATCAAAGAAAGGATAAACTCTTGTACTTGGTCTTAATTCAGTAGCAGTAAATGATATCGTTCTTGATCTAATAAATGGTATAAAAGCAACATTAATTGTTCTATCGCCAGCACTTCTTCTAACTGTTCTAGGAACTATTGTGGTTCTAATTCCTGTTCTTCTTTCTCCTACTCTCGTTGTGGTTCTTGTAGTATCAATTCTATGTGCTGCTCTTGTTGCCATAAAGCGTTGAACTGAAGTCGTGGTTACTTGTGGTGTACCAGTCCAAGAAGTTTGCCATTCATTCCATACAGTCCCGAGTGAGAAAGTACCATCTCTATTTCTTGTTGCATTTTCTGTCATTGTGTCAAAAGGACCAGACTGATTAATTACTAACTCAGGTCGTCTTTCTGTTTCTTTCCACTCATCTCTAGAAGGAGATAATGAAATAGCACCAACAAATTTAACAACATCAAATGGATTTATATTTTCTGTTTGTGTTGCAAACGGTTGAGTAATCTGTGCTGTCTCAGTATATTTAAGTGTTAAGAAATCACCAGTCTTTTGATAATTAGAATTTGATCTAGTTGTATCACTTAATGCCGAAGTTGAACCATCTGAATCTGATTCTACTAACTTAACAGCGTCTGTAAAGTGTGGAGGTCTTGCCTCACCTGCTGCCATATCCATAGCAATATTATAATCATCACTATTTACATCACCAGTATCGTGACCTGTAAAGTTATCTACAATAAATCCGTTTTTAAATCTATCAAAACCATCAGCGTCTTGTATCTGTAAATTTTCTGCTGCCGCTTCTAATAAAGAAAGTTGAGTATAGTATTCAACATTTTCTATTCTTCTCTCAAGATTACCGATATCTCTCATTGTATATCTTCTATTATCTTGAGCATGTATAGTAATATCTTCAGTACTAAATGTATAAGCAGGTATCTCTAATGTGTAAAGGTGCATAGCATTATCAAGGTTCTTAGGCACAGGTGTATTAGTTCCTGAAGTACCTTTTACTATTTGAAAGTCTCCTTTTTCAGTAAGAAATATTTTATCAATTCTATCTAAGTAGTGTTCTAAATCTGAAGATATTAAAGAACCAAACTTAGGTGTATCAATCGCCGCAGCACCAGTGCCATCAAACTCTCTATTATTTCCACCAGAGTCAATAGTTGTAGCGTCATCTACTCTAGGTCTGAAGTCTAAGCAATCTCTAAGTTTAAATACCTCACCAGTTGTGTCTGAAGTATATTCAGGTATAGTAGTATATTGTGCTGAAGGATAACTATCAACACTAAAATATTCACCAGAACCGTGAGAGTAAAAACTAAATGTAATCAATAATCTACCAGTGATTGCAATAGCATTTTCTTTTTTAATTAATCTTCCTATATCATAGAAATTATCTCTTTGTCCTGTATCTAGTGTAAATCTGTCGGTAACATCTGTATCGCCAGTTGTTGCATTTGTACTAAAATCTGCCGCCATATGAACACTAGTAAGTGTATGAACATCTGCCTTACCAATACTAATAATATCAGCAGTTGCCGCTGCCTGTGTAGATATCTGTACTGTTTGTGCTGTGTTATCTGTTTTACTTTTTTGACCTGCAGTACTTCTAGAAATTGAAGCAATCACTTTAACTTTAGCAGCACCAAAACCAGCACCTAAAGAAATAGTTAGTGTACCAGTGCCTGTGCCAGATAATTCACTTGAAGTTAGTTGTATTAAATCGCCCACAGCACCAGAACCAGGTGCAGTCTCTAAACTAAGAACATAGTCAGCGTCAGCGGCAGATAAAAATGTTTCACCAGAAGCAGCAGATAATGAAATTGAACCAGAAGATAAGTTACCTATGAATGTTCTTCTTACTGTATAACTTGTATCTGTTTGTAAACTGTTTGAAGTTGTTAATAGTGTCTTAATAGGTGTAAATGGTAGTTTAAATATCGGTGTATTTAATTCAGGATTGTTTATTACAGTCCTATTTCTAGTTGCTACTTTAGAAGTTGCAACACCAGAACCACCCACAGCAGCAGATATTTCTAATACTGTATCACTAGATATACTCTCTACAATTTTTGTTATTGTAGAACCAGCGTTGTCAATAAATGTAATTTGATCTCCTATAACTAATTCAGTATTGAATTTAGTACCTGATCCTGTAATTGTAGTGCCAGAGTTTGCAACAGAAATATTTCCTGTTAATGTGGTTCTTGAACCAAAGTCGGCAGATAAATCAACATCAGCAGTAAAATCTTCATTTGCTGTATCACTATAAAGTTGTTTAACTTCACTAAATGTCCTAGAAGTTGCCCCTTTACGACCGAAAGCACTAAACTGAATAACAGCAGTGTAAGATGAACTTGAACCTGTTATAGTTTCATTTTCAGAGAATGTACCTTGAACATTTGAAAGTTGTACTGTATCGTGTTTTGCAGTTGCACCAGAACCAGAATATGTTTGTGAAGAACCTACAGCAGTTGGTGTACCACCAACACTTGCATCCGAGAATACCTCAAAAGTAGTTGAAGTAGGATTTTTAACTGTAAAGTTTCCGTTAATATCAGTCATACCAGAAACACCTGCAATCGTAACCACTTGACCTTCTTTAAATGAATGACCACCAGAACAAGTAACCACGACAGGAGTTGCTGTCGAAGCGCCAGTTATTGTTGCAGATTTTTCAGTTGATATACTTTCTACAATACCAGTTGCACCAGAAGTACCACCGGTTACTTTTTCACCAGTCGTAAATCCAGAAGAATTACTTATTGTGCCATCTACTTCGATAGTTGTAAACATTTCTATATCAAATAAAAATGCCTTGAATACACTTGTTTGAGCAAATACTTTACTTGTAGCAGTGCCTGATCTATGTTCAAATCCTCTTATTTTTGCACGACCAATCTCAGCGTCTGATACAGTTGACTTTGCACCAGGTGTAGAAGTTAATTCACTCATCAAACTTGTTGTACGATAAGGTGAAACATCTGAAGCATTTGAACCGGTCACAACACCCATATCAGGTAAACTATGAACATTGGTTACATTAACAAAGTTTCCTATATCGAAAGTAGTTTTATTATTATTGATAGTTGCAAATTCTCTTGCCTTATCTATATCTTTAATTGCTTGAGATATTTTTTCTATTTCATATCCTCTTACATATGCTTTACCAGGTGACAGTAGGGCGGCAAGTTTTGCAGTAGAGGCAGTTCCGTTATCTTCAGTTGTAGCACCATCAGAATAGATACCTCTATTATTACTAGCAAGAACACTCTCTCTAATATCTAAATCAAAATCTCTAACTGTATAATCACCTGACTCGTCAAAGGTTCTTCTTGCCATTGTATCTTCAATAACATTGAATTGTGTAGAACGAACTTGTTTTACTACAATCCCGTTAACTATTCTTGCTAACTCAATGAATGAAGTATCTGTGGTTGCAGTAAGTGCTAATTTTGCTAAAGTAAGGGTAATTTTTAATCTATGAGCACCCGGTGCATTTTCATTTGAAGAACCAGCGGCGTTATCATTTAAGTTGCCATCTTCAGTAGGTGTATTAATAATTTCTGATACATCAAGTCCTATTCTGTAAGAAGGTGTATTTGTATATTTGTCTAGTATTAAAGTTTGTGCTGTATTTTGTACAAAAAATCCTCTAGTGTAAAAAATACCTGCTTCTACTTGAGCAGCAGAACCAGTTGCTGTTGTATTTACAGCACAGGTAATTGAAGTGTTTACACCACCAATAGAAATTGTTGCAGTAATATTTTCACTATCAGCAAATCTTGCAGTTGTATTATTAGAACCTGAATTTGTATATTTGACAAATAATGTATTAGGATCAGTACCATCGGTATCTACTGTATTTACAACAGTTGCTTGAACACCAGAAGTTGCACCAGTAAATACACCACCTTGTAAATTTGAAAGAGTTGAAGTACCAGAGAAAGAAGTTAGTTTTACTGCCTCATAATCAGTATTAAGAGAAATTTGACCAGGTATAACCATAGCACCTTCTTTGAAGATGTTATTACCGAATCTTTCTACTTGATTTTGAAGTATTGTTTGTGCTTGAGTTAACTCTCTTGCCTGAACAGCGTAAGATGGTCTGAATAGTACTCTATGATAGTTATTACTGTCAGCATAATCGTCATAATATGGACTGACATTAAAATCCGTTAAGGTTGCCATTGTTTATCCTAGAACTCAATAATTAGTTTAATATTTTCTGTTTGGTCAGAAGCACGGGAAATAGGCGACCTGTGTTCTACATAGATTATATCTCCTGAGTCGGGTTGAATTTCTTGATTTGAATAACCGGAAGAGAATACAACAGCGTTAACAGTTGCACTTGAACTTGTATCTGGTGTTGCAGTTGCACTTGAACTTTGTCCAGTTATCACATTTGCACCACTAAATGCTGTCAAATTTCCATTTGTGTCTGTACCATAATCTGGGAATCTAGTTTGACAATAGTATAAAATTTTATTATCAGAATCCCAAGATACTACTCTACCAACAGCACCAGTTGACGCTTGATTTATTTCTTCATCAATCGTAAATGTGCCTGGTGTTGGTGATGAAGCAATTTTAATTGCCTTAACACCTCTTAATGTAGTACCTGTTGAAACAGTTGAAGTACCGAAGTTTGTAGGGTCTCTTACAATACCTACTGTTCTAAAATCGTTTGTTGCTAAAATATCTGAAGTACCTTCACTACCAGTTAAATCTGTATTTAACATTACAAAAAATCCACCTAACTCTTTGATAGAATCTTTACCGTGACCACCCTTAGGAGGAATAATCACATTTAAATTACATCCTGATCCGTTACCACCAGCGTTTGTAGCAGCAACAACATCAGCACTACGAATATATGCATAAGTATAACCAGTACCTGCAGTTGTCACCGTTGCGGCAGTTATTGCACCAGAGGTTAATGTAACCGAGGCAACACCACCAGAACCATCACCACGAATAGGTATAGCAGTAATTGTACCAGAGGTTGCACCACCACTTACATCATAAGAAGAACCACCAGCAGCAACAAGAATAGTGTCTAATGCACCATCAACAGCAGCATTTGAAACAGTTGAATTGGTTACAACTGGCATAAAGTCAGTTGATACAAAGTTAGTAACCTGTGCGGTAGATAGTGAGTACATATATTTCCATCTATACCCGTCAGCAGTTGAGAAGATAGAGGTGGAAGTAGAAGTAGGTTCACTAGTTGACGCTGTATTGCCATCATTCTCAATAACTTTATAAACATTATTAGCAGAATTGATTACATAAAAAGTTGCGTCAAATATATTTGTTGCACCACTATTTGAAGTATTTGAAGAACTTATATTATGTTCATACATATCATAAGTTGTGCCAGTTGTCCAGGTTCTTTTAGGAATAACTTGAGAAACATCTGAAGAGGCGATCTTTTTTAGACCAAGCATTTCATCATAGTTGTAAAATTCAGAACTTACATCATCATTTGGTGTAGGTGGGGTAGAGTCTGTACCCTCGTTTACTGTATTACCTTGAACATCTGTATCTGTTTGCCAAGTAGATGATCTGCCTATAAACAAGTAATATGCAGTTGCCGCTGTTTCTGAGAACGATTCTACGAACTGTTCAGCGTTGTTAAGTCTAAATTTTGAAGTGATTATTGCTGCCATTGTTATTTCCTATTTAACTATTTATACAAATATTTATCCCCTAGTGTAAATCTGTCCAAGAACTACCATTATACACTTGTGCCTTATTTGTTGCGGTTAAGTAAATCATCATACCAGCAGCAGGAGAACCGAGTGCCGAATCTCTAGCGGATGTAGTTGCATAAACAGGTAGTTGAATGTGAGTAGCGGCAACACTTTCAAGATTACTATAAGATAACTGTCCTGAACCGTCTGTTTTTAAAACTTGATTGGCAGAACCATCTGCTTGCGGCCAAGATTGACCATCTAATACAATAGAACCAGAACCATTAGGTGTAATAGTGATATTATTATTACTTGCTGATACAATTTGTTTTGTATTAACATCTAAATTACCGCCAAGTTGCGGTGTTGTATCTTCAACAATGTTTGCAAGTGTACTAGGTGTCGCAGAAGCAAAAGCAGAACCGTTCCAAGTGAGAACATCACCACTACTTGGTGATCCTGATATTGAAATTTGTAGTGCTGACCCGTCACCTAATGCAGTATATAACTCATTAAAGTTGTCATTTACTATATCACCGCCGGCACGAAGAGTAGTTCCCCCTCCATCGTTTGCACTTGATCCTAAATTGATTGATTGTTTTGCCATATGAACTATTTATACGATTAAGTTAGATCGTCCTCATCAAAAGTTGTATTAGTGCTATCAAAAGTCCTAGTAGTTGAAGAGAAATCCCCTACTGTTTTAGAAAACTCACTTGGGAATGCGATATTTGTCTTTAGATTTCTACTATTATTCGTAGGATCATTTAATTCTCCTAATGTTAATACAGTACCGTTTAATGTGCTATCTAACATTCCTGATAAATGATAATTACCCCATTGAGATACAGGAACACCAGTACCATTTATGTATGGTCCTGAGAACAACCCAAATTGAAATGCATTTTTCATTCTAGGTCCTGCATATGCGAACCCGTGATTTCTAAGTTGTCCTTTTATTTTGAAACCTAAATCTTCAGAATCACCAAATAGTTTTACAGTTACCTTTCTATTTACGGTAACATCTCTAGTGCTAGCAGTGTGTGTATCTCTATTGTCATTACCTACTTTAGGGTTTGCTCTTAAAGTTGTGCCGTCTGTATCTGTTCCTGCTCTTCTACCAAATACAGTTGAAAATAAGAATTTGTAAGTTGAGAATATTGGTGTCTCATCAATACCAGTTATGATACCTTGAACAGGTACAGAAATTTCACCACTAACTCTTGTCTGAATTCTAACAAGACCGGATACATTGAATCCTGATGGGTGTATTGCTTTCTTAATATAATCTCTCCACTTTGTAATACTTTCGCCAATTTTTACAACATAAGAATAATCCTGATAGTAAACACTATCTTGAATTCTTTTATCTTTCTCTGAAAGAAATCCATCTTGAGTTGTATATGCACCTGTTGTTAATACTTTTGTTGCAGTTGAAGCAGTAGCAGTTGCCTGATCTACCTTTTCAATCACTACTGTTCCTGAACCAGAAAATGTTAAAGTTTGTCCAGCAACAACAGCACCGGCAGCAGTTGTAAATGAAATTCTATTTGTAGATGTATCAATAGACTTTAAAGTACCTGATGTACTACCACTACCAGTAAATGTTTCATCTGCTGATATAGTGCCTGTGCTTGCGTTGTAAACAGCATTACCTTCTAATACAACCGTAGGCGTTCCTGAGAAACTAATACCTTGATCTAAAATTTGAAATTTTTTAATTCTACCTATTTGACTACCATATGCTCTAACAACAGCACTTGAACCAGTAGAACTTGAAACTGTTGCTGTGGGTAAAGAACTCATACCATGCCCACTTCTAGTGACTCTTATATCAGTAATATCTTTTGTTGCTGATGTTCCTGCTTCTTGAACTATTTTATTTCCTTGATAAGGGTCGCCTGCTTGTGTACCATCTTCTAATATAATATGATCTGCTGATGTTCCTGTTTCACCAGCGATACCTCCGTTTACAACAGCAACAATCGCTTCAGCACCTGCACCATCAGAGTTAGTATAATTAAATGTTAATGTATCACCAACAGCATAGTTTGAACCACCGTTTACAACAATAATCTCTTCGATACCACCAGAACCAACTTCTTCAATAAGTGCAGTTGCACCAGATCCGCCACCTCCACTTATGGTAACAGAACTAGAAGTAGTATATAAGTGACCGTCATTTGTAATTGCTATATCATTTAAAATTGTTTTAATAGTACCTTTTGCAACCAATGTTTCATCTGTATTATCAACACCTGTGATCGTTGCACCATCTAAAAATGTTCCTGTTATTGTTTCTGTATTTAATTCTAATTCAAACAGAACTGTTGTCCCAATAGCAAAAGAGGTGACATTTTCTACTAAAGCACTTGCAGTATTAGTCCCACTAACCATTGATATTGTTTTGCCTGTAAGATTTAATATATTACCTGAGTTTTGAGTGACTCTTAATATACTTTTTCTTGAAAATTTACCGATTGATGGTTTTAATAAATCTCTATTAGGATAATAGATATCAGGTGTTTCATTGAATAACATCTGAAAGAATAGTTTATTTGCCTTTGCAGTACCTTTTGCTTTATATAAACCTTTTATATTTTTTATTGTTTTTCTTTTATCAACATCTGTATATAAATTTTCTGTTATACCGGACATAAATGACTTTCTCATATCAGATAAGAAATCAGATAATGTTTTATCGGCGTCTGCTAGATTTAAAAATTGTTGAATATTCTGTACAGGATTTCCTCTATATCTACTAACGGTTGCAGTTGCACCTGAAGTATTACCTGTTATTGTTTCACCTGTTTTAAATCTTGAGTTTGCAGATATGAATAGTTTTGAATTAGCAATATCAGGACTTAAAATAGTTGCTTGAGCACCAGAAGATGAACCTGTTATAATCTCCCCTAAAGTAAATGC